ATACCCCAATCGTCTTTTAATGTTGGGAAGATTTTTTTCATTCCATCAATAAAACTATCAATGTAACTGAAATAACCTTCAAATGCCTCTCTTACTTCATGCATTACAGCATCATTTATTTGAGTTGCATCTACGAATTTACCTTCTGATGTTAGTGAAGGTACTCTAGAGGGAGAATAATATAACCCTTTATTACCAATTTGTAATGTTTTAACTAAATTTCTACTCCAAGTAAATGGATCTTCGATTCCGTTTACTTCCATTATAATACCAAAGTTAGTCATATCGTTTCTATACTTCTCATCTTTCTTAGCATGGCCGTTGTATGAGTAGTTTCCGTATGTTTCTTCTACTGCAACGTATGCTGCATTATTGTTAGTACAGAATGAACGTAATGATACTCCTTTATCATCAAATTTTCTATATAACTTAAAGTCATAGGACACATCGATTAATTTTTGGAAGTGTTTTTGTGGTGCTTCAAAACGAACACCAATTTGTACTGATTTTGGTTCAGTTGGTAGATCATATTGTTCGGCTAGTTTTTTACCAAAGTCAATACCTGATTTACCTACACCAAAAATAAGTTCATCATATGAAAATGGTTTTAATTCAGAATTCCCGGGTCCATTATTATCATCTACATACAACAAGGCATTTCCATCAAAATTAATATTGGTTACCTTAGTTTCCCAAATAAATTTAACTCCATTATCAACTAAATACTCATACCAATTTTTAGCTATTTCAGATAGATAATCAGTTCCAACGTGCCATACAGGAAATAAACGTAAACCAAATTGGGGTTTAATAAAATCAGGTTCAGCAACAGGATTTGAACACTGTACTTCTTCAGGTTTAGGGTGAAAACGTTTAAAGTTAGTAATAACTTGATCCATTAACTCCATAGCTTTGTCTTCACCACAGTACTTAGATAATTGACCTCCAATGGCTGTATGGTATGTTAATTTACCATCAGACCAACCACCAGCACCTAACATACCAGTCATTACTTCACTTGGTAATCGTTTATGGGGATCTTTCCCCATATCAATAATGGTAATTAATTCACCCGGATATCCATTATCTACTAATTTTGTAGCAGCATTAATACCTGCTACACCGGCTCCAACGATTACTATTTTTTTACTCATGTTTATAATTTTTGAACTGTTAAATATACGAAAAAAAGATGTGGTCTCAAAAACTGAGGCCACATCTCTCTAAAATTTATCTCTTACGAGCGACTAGGATATGAATCTAGTCTGTATGTTTATAGATTTATTGTAATGAATTCATAAAAGTATTATCTAAATCATCTTCAGTGTATTCAGTTTCAATATCCTTTCCACTTTTTGAATAGATATATCCTATATCATCTATTTCATCCATATCATCATACCCAACAATGAATTTTACTTTTTTTCCTTCTTCTTCATGAAAACCATCAGCTAGACCTTTTTCATCATAACTATCTTTATCTTTATAGTAAGTAACTACTAAATCAGACATATTTTCATTTAATTGAGATTCATCTACTGTTGGTTCAGTAGCAGCTGAATCTCTTTCTAGGGATTGAATCATGGTTTTGGTTAATTGATCTGCTACATCTTCACCAAATCTTTCAACAATGTTATTTAAATCACGCATATCAAATATTCTACCACCAGCAGAAAAAGCTAATACATTTTCTAATTTAAAGTTTCTAAAACTTTGTTTAGCAGCAGCAGCATCATCTCCCGTTTCTTTTTTAGCTTTTATAAATTCATTTACATCATACCCACTCCATAAATTATTGTTTTGACGATAATTAGCTTGAGCATCTGTTTTAGCAGCTGTGCTTGGTTGGTATGCTTTAAGTGTTTTACTAAATGACATATGTCGTACAGCTCCATTTGCTTTTACAAAAGCAACCCCTATTCTACCATTATTTTCATAACGTTGTTTTACCTCTGGTGGGAGTGTTTCGTAGGTAAGATTTTCATTTAGTAGTCTTGAGTTTCTAGTCATTTTGTTTTCAACTAGAAAACGTTTTAAGTCAAAGTCTTGCATTTTATTTTCTTTTAATTTATCGAATGTTGTTGTTGTATTTCCAAAATAGGGATTATTATATAGATTACTTGATTGAGTTGGATTTGTAGATTGTGATGTTGTTGTGGAAGGATCAGCAGAAGTAGTTTTACTCTGTTTAAATTTGTCTTGAATTATGCCGTTTCTAACTGCTATTCGGTATAAACTATAAGCATTTGGATTTGAGTTTCGAAAGTCAATTGGTCTATTATGCTTAGATGCTTCTTGTTCTAAAGCGTCTTTGGTCCACTTTATATCATACTTTCGTTCTCCAAATTTGTTTTGAATAATATCTTTTCTAACTGCTGTTCTGTATGCTGCATAAGCATTTGGATTTAATTGAGAAAATTCACCTGCTGTATTGTATTTAGCAGCTTCCTGTTCTAGGGTATCTTTAGTCCATTTAACATTTTCTTCAAATTTATTTGGGATAATACCTTTGTTGACTGCTGCTCTGTATGCTACATAAGCATTTGGACTTGCTTTAGAAAATTCACCAGATGTATTATATTTGGTTGCTTCTTGTTCTAGTTTTTCAATAGTCCACTTAAAAGGTTCTTCAAATTTATTTGGGATAATACCTTTGTTGACTGCTTTTCTGTATGCTATATAAGCATTTGGATTTGCTTTTTGAAATTCACTTGGTTTGTTATATTTAGCTGCTTCTTGTTCTATAGCATCTTTAGTCCATTTAATATCTATTTCAAATTTGTTTTGAATTAAACCTTGGTCAACTGCTCTTCTATAAGCTCTATAGGCATTTCTGTTAGCTTTTTCAAATTCAAAAGCTTTAGTATATTTAGCAGCTTCTTTTTCTATAGCATCTACATCCCATTTATTATATTTTTTAGATATATTTGCTATGTCTTCTGGTTCTGATTCTGGTTCTATATCTTGAAATTTAGTTTTAACTATAGCTCCACCAGTTCTAGAAGGATTAGGAAAATTAAAATTTCCATTTCTAGTTAATTTCCCTTGTAAAACGTAATATGTTTTACCTTCTACATTAGCTGTATTCCCTGAAGATAATGAGTATTTTAATGCCGTTAATATTTGGGAAATTATAGATTCACCTCCTATATTTTTTACTGTTTTGTAAAATTCCTGTTTAAAATTAGATTTACTAACATGTTTTTCTAAATCATCATATATTCTTGCTGGGAGTAAAAGTTCACGACCATTAAGATGAAGTTTAGCTCCAAACTTTTTTAATACATCATATTGCTCAGGACTAAATTGATAGTCTGTAGCTATTTGGACAGCTTCATCTATTAATTGTGAATTACGAGTTAAGTGATTTTCATTTAATTCAGGGTCAATTTCATCCTCAAAGTTTTCATAATATGATTCCATTAAATCACGTGCATCCTGTTTATCTACTACAACATACCCATTAGGTGCTTCAAATTTTTTAATAAGTTCTACAGGATTTTTAATAAAATCTTTAAGTTCATCAACATCAATATAAGTATGAATAGTATCTTCAGTATCATCCCATTCAAACTTTCTTATTAAATTTGGATTTATCTCATCAATTTCCCATGTTAATAATATCTCAGAACTATCACTATAATCAATACCTGCATCTTCTAAGGAATATATAAGATTTCCCTGTTTATCAATGTTTATATTTTCTTTTAATAATATTGAGTTGCGAGTTAATTTATTTTCAATTAGAAAACGTTTTAAGTCAAAATTGTCCATGCAAATATTTTATAATAAATATTTACTCTTCCTCTTCCCCTTCAAACTGTTTAGCAATTATTGCATCATATGTTCTACTAGCAACAGTATGGTATTTGTGACAATCATTACATTGCATTTGGATACGTGGAGTACCAGCAGCAGAATAACGAGTTTGTGAATGTCTTAAATCAGTTGATCCACATTCAGGACAACATGTTTTTTCTCCTGTTTCTAAAGCACCATAATGTGTTTTATGTGGTACATAGTTTTTAATGTGATTATATACTTTTTCAAGTATAACAACATCATTTTTACAATATTCCACCATTGTGTTCATTGCGTCTTTATCGTTATCTAATACGATATTTCTCCACAAATCAAAACCACCGGTTTCAGATTTTTCTCCCACACCTAAGTATTTAGCAATATAATCTAAACGATTACTATTAAATCTAAATTTAGAACGAGAATGTTTTAATGTGTCGATAGTAGCATAAGTTGGAAAACATGAAATACCATGAAATAAACAACGTGTTCTGATCCAAGGTAAATCGAATCGATCCCCATTATGTCCTACTAATTCATGAGCTTCGTTAGCTACAACCATGAATTTTTCTAACATGGCCTTGTCATCTTGATTTTTATCCCATTGTAAAGAATATACTTTGTCTTCATCTGCCCATTTATAGCAAATACAGATAATAGCTCTTTCTTTAATAATATTGGTGTAGGGAATGTTCAGTTTGTATCCTGATTGCCAGAAAAATCCAACGTTCGGACTTGTTTCAATGTCGAAAAATAATCTTTTCTTTTTGTTCATAACGTAATGTTAAATTAGGGTTTAAATGTAATAAGGCTCCTTGCGGGAGCCAAATTTAACTTAATTCTTCTGGAGATAATGGAGGTGGAGCAGCTGCTTCTCCTTTAGCTGGTGTTAGATCTTGTTGAGCTAATTCTTCTGGTGATAGATTAGCGTGTACAGGGCCAAATTGAAGTAACTCCGATATAGCTTTAGTCGCTCTCTCACGTTCTTGAAGAGTAAGCATATCATATTTCATACCCGATACCTTAGCAATAAAATCTTCGGTATTCCATATTAAATTAAAATATTGTTTATTAGGTAATAGAATTTTAAATGTAGTTGGTTTTGGAGCAACCCATTCAATATCACTAACAAACAATCTATATTGCATTGATAATAGCTTCTCTAATGTTTGTCTTAACTCAGGGAAACGAGCCAACATTATATTCATAGGGGAGCTAGGATCACCTTGGTAGGCTTCAGTATCAGTTTTTTTCAAACGTTGACGTACACGCCCGCGAATAAAATCTTCTAGTTCTTTTTTTGTTTTAAATTCCATTATTTACCCATTTGTTTTAATATATTTTCCATTTGATAAAATTTACTAGCACCACCCATATCTGAGGCATCTTTAGTGGTTGTTTCTAATTTATGTTGAATATCAATTAAAATATTAAGTACAGTTTGTAATCCTTCTTCAACGTCTTGATCTTGATCTCTACCAAAGTCAATCATTGTTTCAATTTTTTTTAATGTACCACCTATAAGAGCAATATCGTGACTCAATTCTTCGCCTTGTACTTCATTCATCATTGAATCAATAGCTGTTACTTTTTCTTCACCATCTAAATATCCATAAGCGCTTTGTAAATAATCGTATGCTTTAATTATTTTAGCTTGCCACCAATGTGGAAAATCAACTTCTTGACCATTGTCATATTTGTCTAGTTGCTTATATAACATAGCTGCCATTTTAGCAGTTCTATAAACATCGCTTTTAAGCATATGTGGTTCATTATCTTGATGGCCTACATCTATATCTTCTTTCATTGATTTTTGTTTTTTCATTATACCTGCTGCTAATCTATATAGTTCAGGATCGTCTTTACTATATTTTCCTGTTTTTTTTAATGCTTTAACGATTCTTTCTTCTTTACCCTTTATGTCACGTTCATCTAATTCATCACCAAAGTCAAATTCTTCTTCATCTGGGATGTCTTCTGAGTCTGGGTCTATTTCCCATACTGGGTCTTGATCTACTTCTTCTAGATCTAGTAGATCTTCAAGTCCATATCCGTCACCATCATATTCAAAATAAGCACTAAATTTAAACCAAGCCCCAGGTAGTTTATCTGTAGACATATATGCATCTCCTGCTGCTGATGATTCTCCTGGTTCTCTTTCTATATTGTTTGTATCAGTAGGTCCATCTAGTTTATATGAATGTCCTTTATATGTTACAATAGGAGTAAGTCCATCCATTTCTCCATTCCATTTTGCTTCTTCAGGTTTAAAAAATCTCATCTCCTGTTTAGTAAAACTAGGAGCATTATCATTTTCTAATAATACCGAATTACGAGTTAACTTATGTTCGGTTAAGAAGTTATGTAGGTTAAAATCACTCATTAATATAATTTATTATAAATATTAACTATAATCCAGCTAATCCAGTATCGTCTTTTCTAAGGTCGTCTTTAATGTCACGCATTGTATCAGCTGCCCATTTCTTTTGTTGTGATGTTAATATGTTGTTAACAGCGTTTTCAATAAATGGAACAAATTCTTCTTCTGATAGTTTATATATTTCTGAAAATAATAGCTCTCTAACTCGAGGATCATTTATATTTCCATCATTGTATATATCTGATATAGCATCGTAAATAAACTTTCCAAAACGCAAATCATTAGGTTCATTGGATAATTTATCCACAGTATTAACGATTGCTTGATTTTTTTCTTTATCCGCTCCAAACCCTTCTGTACCCACAATTTCATATAATCCTTTTACTATTTCATGTACTAACATAGGAAAGCAAATAGCTCTAGCTTTGATAACGAATTGTTCTTCGTCTTCATCATAAACCATTTCACTTTCTCCACCCGGCATATTTTGTTGTTGTGCAATCATAGCTAATAACATAGCGATTGCATTTTCGTCATCGTAAATACCAAACGATAATTTTAATATTTCATTATATTTTGCTACTAATTCTTCATCAAAAGCATCTAAATAATCTCTAAACAATAAGAATGCAAATGAACCTCTAATAGAAGCACCTTGTGTAATACCATTTATAATACGACGTTTAGCTTGTTCAGCTTCCGGTGGTGTATCTTCTACAGGTACTTCATCTGATTCTTCAGGAATCTTAAGATCCCCCATAGTTACTATTTTAGCATCTATTTTTATATTAGCATAATCAATAATAGGGTATGCTTTTGTTACAATATCAGCAGCAAGTAATTCTAAATGATCACGATATCCATTTTCAGCCTCTATGATTTCAGGAACTAATTCAGCAGAACGTTGTACTACTTGTTGAAGATTTTTAGTACCAAGTGTGTCACGTAAAGATTCACCTGACTTGCCTTTAAGCAAAGCCATAGTTTCAGGTTTAAATATCTTTTCGTATTCTATCTCTAACAGTCTAGCCATTATTTTTTAGATTTATATCGTGCTACAATTCGTTTTACCATTTCTTGTTCAGTCTCATTCATCGCTTTTGGTTTTGGATCAACATTTGGATTTCCAATGCGACGACGTTTTTTCTCTTCTTCAGTACCTTTATCAGGGATAGTTTCTGTCTCACCAGGTCTAGTTTCTCTTGAAGGAGCTGGTTGGTTTTCAGATAAGCGTTTTTTAAGTGCTTCTCTTATATAGTTTTTTAAATCTTCTTTAGTCATTTTATTATCTGTTGTTTGTTTATTTTGTCTACGTCGTTCTAATTCAGCTTTTACTCTTGCAATTCCCTCTTCGTTACCTTCAAACCTAGATGAATTAATTATCATATCAGTAAGTGCATCGTTTGAATAATCTTTAAAACTTTCTTCTGTGCTATATGCTTCTTCCATTGTTGGGTTGTTTTTTAATTGTTTAATTTCATCAATCATGTGAGGGTTTTCTTGTAAATGTAATTTAAACATAGACGTTCTCAAACCTTCTGCTAAATCTCTGTTTTGTAAAAATGTCATTAATTCACGTGGTGAATTTAAAGAATAAGATCTATTACCAATTACAACATAATTTCTATTTCCTGGTTGGATATTAATAGATGCTATTGTTGTTGGTTCAGGAGTATTTAGTCTAATGAAATATATTTTGCTTTGTCCTACACTAAAAACACTAGTTACTTGACCTGCTCTTCCTAATTGATTATCTCTAGCAGATGCTCCTCTATCCCCTATTCTAGGTACTTGTACAGCATCATCAACATTTAATCTTCTAAAATCACTTCTAGGTAAACCACCAAATCCAATTCTTAAACCTCTATCATCAAATTGAGTTGATATACTAACATCACCTCTTTGTCTTGGTTGTGCTTCACGAGGTGTATTTGCGACACCTGCTGGTCTTCCTCTTCTACGTTCTCCTGGAGCTCCAGCTGGTGGTGCTTGAGGTGCATTGTCTCGAGGGACACGTACTACTGCTCCTGGTTCAGCTTCAGCTTCCGGTTCTGCTTCTGGTTCTGCTTGTTGGGTTCTTAATAAACGTCTAGCGGCAGTAGCATTAATATTTGCTTTAATTAATTTACCTGAAGTATCAGATAATTTTTTACTATTAGCTGGGTTTTGGGTATTAATTAGATATACAGTACCATTATATTCTGCAGGACGATATATATTTGTGTCTTGTAAAGGTAAATTTGGGTCTGTTAATATTGATCTTTTAAGATCAGTTGGCATTCCATATGATGAAAGAGCATTAATTAAACCGTCATCTGTAAATGTTTGATTTAATCCTCTTAAATAAGCAAAATAAGCATCTACCATTGCTGGAGTAAAGCGTTCATTAGTAGATGCATCTCTCCAGTCGCTTCTTTTTCCGTATACTGTTTTAGCATAAAATGGACTTTCTCCTCGAAAATTAGGAAGAGCAATAGCTGTAAATATTAGTGGGTTTTCTTCATCCGTTGTTAATATACCTACTGGGGAGTTAGAATAGTCTGCATTGCTAATTGTTCTTTTTTCATTTGAAGTTGATTTTAAAATGGAAGTTAAACCTACTCTATCTATTTGAGAAGGTATATTTTCTCGAGAATTAAATAATTTTAATACATTTTCTTGAAAAGCTTCATTATCACCTTGTTCATCAAATACAGCTTGTACTTCTTCACTATCAAATGGTATTTGATTTATTTTACCATTTTCTATTTTATATGAAGCAAATGAATTTGAATCTACAATGATTTGTCCATTATCTGTATCTTTAACTACAATAGCAGAATCCGGATCATTTTTAGCTGCTTCTAGGGTTTGGTCTAAAAGTGTTTGATCAATTACTTCATCAGAAACTAATTTAGCTAAATCTCTAAATGGTATTTTATCTAGTTCAGGATAATCTGTAAGATATTTTGATGTTCTTTTATTTAATTTAATGCTAGGATAATCATCTTCAGCAGTATAGATACCTACAGTAATATTATCTCCTAAATCTAATTTAACAATAGCGTTACCATCTTTAGTAACGTATATTCTTTCATTATTAGTTAAATCCCATTTATCTAATGTAGTTAATAATTTTTTAACATCAAACGGAAAAGTTTCAGATTTAAGATTAGATAACTTTACTTTATCTCTCATATTAGCTATGATTGATCTTCTATCATTATTTGAAAAAGAATCTAAATGTTTTAATAATTCTTCAGTTTCAATTATCCCAGGAGTAATAGCAATAAATTCAGCTAATTGAGGAAATTTAGATAAATATTTAGATAAAAATTCATCATTAGAAACATCATCAAACAATTTTTTTTCTTTTCTAACTACTAAATATTGTTGTTTAACATTAAATGGTAATTTAACCCATTCTCTAATACCAATAGGTTTATTTTTATATTGTTGAGTTAGTTTTTCTCCTGTGTTTAATGGTATGTATTTAAGTACTTGTTGTACATTTGGAATTTCACGTAACCAAGGGACTTCTCTCTCTAATTGAGAAAAACTCATTGGTTGAGATTCATGAGGAGAATTTTGACGATTTGTATAAACGTATCTTTGGTTTTCCGATGTTGTTTTAGGGTCTCTAACTTGAATAGCAACAAAGCTTAAAGCATCATCACTTGATAAATTATTATTTTGAGCTAAATAAAATGTTGGATATGATCTATCAGCGCTATATCTATATGTAGCATATGAACCTTTAGTAATACACCATCTTTCACCACGCCCATAAGTAATACAATTGTCTTCCTTAGAACCATTATAAACAACAATAGTATTATCATCATTATGATAAACCACATCAGGAGTAATATCAGCTGATTCGGGTGCTTCAGCACCTTGAGAAGCGGTAACTAATTTAATTAATTGAGATAATGAATACTTAAATAAATCCTTCTCCGTGATTTTAGGAGAATTTTTCATAGTATCAAAACGTTCAATATATGTTTTTAATTGTTCGTCATTAATTTCAATGTTTAAATCGTCAGCTTCCTCTTTAAACTTATCCATTAATTTAGTCATAACAGAAGGAGCATAAGCTTCATTCAGATTATTTTTCCAATTATGAATAACGTGTAATATAAATTTATCTATTGGTCTCATTAAGATATGTTATTGTGCTGGTAGATTAATTCCGTATGCTTTAGCGGCGTCTACTAAATCTTTTCTAGCTTGGTCAATTTCAAAGTTACTTCTGTTATTTTTTTTCATGTTTTTATAAGCATTTAACTTATACATGTATTTGTCTCTAAGAACCTCTTCATCCTCAGTATCACCCATAAGTTCTTTACGGATCATATTTTTAAGTCTTTCGGTAATAGATAAATTATTTTCGTTTATATTTGATGGAGGACCGTCTTGAACTAATTTTAAACGATTAGCTATATGTTGTTTAAAAACATCTAACTCGTGAGCTGATAGTTGCTTAAATAATCCTGAGTTGAGTTTATCAACTAGTTTATTTGCTGTTACTTCTCCGCTTAATTTTTTTTTATTTATATCTTCCATTATGGTAATTTATTGATTTTAACGCGTAAATTTCCATTACCTTTGATTACTCGATGATAGTGGTGTCTTAGTATAAATATTGGTTTATCTAGCGATGTGGGTAATTCATTATCAAGTTGTACTTGCCAATCTGTATCGTGAAGTGCTTCAACTAATCTATCTTCATTGTCACGATGCCACATAAAATCAATGATATCTGTTTTATCACTAAATTCGCGAATTATGTGTTTATCTGTAGTTTCTAGATTTACGTATGGATCTATCATAGCCCTAATTTTTTTAATTGTTTAAGAGTATCGGGTGTGTTTTTATATAATATTCCTATTCCACCAGCATTATTCCAATTATCAATTGTTTCTGGTTTGTCGTCTATTAGTATTTTATTTTTACTAGAATAATGGTGTTTTTCTTTAGCTCGTTTAAATATAACGTCTTGATCGAATCCTATTTCTTGATCAATCCACCCACGTTTTCCTTCCTCAGAACTTTTTTCACGTGAAGGAGCAGATAATATTATTGGGTTATATTGTTTAATGTAATTCCAAAGTGTTTTACCTCCAGACATCCAATCTAAATTTAACCAAAAATTAGAACCAGCATCAGATATGGGTTTCCAAAATTTAGCATCTCTTTTAGCATGTTTTCCTCCTAAATCAACACCAGTTAATTCTTTATAACCTTTATCAAAGTCAGCTAAAACACCATCCATATCGCAGTATATTTGATATTGGGGTGCTTTAATTTCATTTAATAAATCTATTAATTTAATCATTTATATTTGTCTGTAACTTCTGTGTTTTTATATGGTTTTGTTATCTGTAATTGGACCTCCAACAACCCAAGCATCACAAGTTCTAGCGGCAGCGCATTTGAATTTTAAAAATCTACAGTACCCTAATTTACCAGCTTCAATAACATCAAATGGATCTTCTGATCCTCCATCAGTTCCAATTCCTTTAGCAATACAATCTAATGTTTTTTCTGTAATATCAAAAGCAGCACAGTTACCACATAGAGATTGTTTAGCTTCATCTACATTATCTAATTGCCACATTTGTGCCTTTCTATCCCAAAATTTATCATTAGGTAAATTTGGATTTAAAGGACCATATCCTTGGTTTTCAATAGCACTTTGTCTATTTTTTAAATTAAGATTAATATCTTGAGTTGATTCAGGACATTTACCTTCAATTTCTTTTAATATATCAGTTAATCTTATCATTTTTTAAATTTTACTTTTGCTTTATCTGTATTAGGTACAAACTGTTTATTAGATGCTGTTTTTTTACGAGATGTAGCAGCGCGTTCTGCTTTAGTTAAACTATTTGCTTTAGCACGAGGTAAACAACGAGTTGTTTTATTACCCTTTTTCATTGTACCACAAGGACCAGTTATATTACCTGCTGTATCAATACGAACCCAATCTTCTTTTGTAAACCAATCATGAAGTGATTCATCTAAATCATCTTCTTTCATTAATCCTTTACATACTTTAACAGCACGTCCAGATAAATAAGCAGATGGTTTCTCACCAGCATTTATTCGGCGATCATAGTAAGCTTTACCCTTTGGACATAGCTTTTTTTCTAGTAAAATATCTTGTAGTATTTCTAAAAGTTTTATCATTACCAATATCCTGAAAAGGTTGTTTTAAATCCTAATATTTTAGCGTAGCGGGGTAAACGACAGGACCAATATGATGCTTTAGTTCTATCTTTTTTATTTTTACAATCGTGACGAGCAGCAAATGCTTGACGTGCTTTTGGGTTGTTTAGTTTTGCTGAGAGTCCTGTTGTATCACCGAATGATACTTTTTTAACTTTATCTCCGTCTTTAACATAAACATAGAATTTTTTAGATCCACCACGCTTTGGTTTACCTATTTCTACTTTTTTACCCTTAAATTCAGCCTCGTTAATTAATTCATCAAGTGATATAGGATAATCAAGTGGTACTTTAACACCATTATAATCACCATATTCACCAATATTTGATTCAAGTAACTCCGCATCGTCTTCAACAACAGAAAGAGCACCTATGTTATATAGTTCTCTAGCTTCTCTAAATAAGGCAAAATAATTTGATGATAAAGGGCGGTATATGTTATGAATCAACATTTGTCCTTCTTGTACATGATACCGCAATCCTTCAGAAAGTAAAATATCGTTTTTACCTTCGTTAAGCATTACTTTAGGACCATTACAGTTACAATCTTCGTTAAGCATAAAATAATGTAATTAATTAAGTATAAATATTAACTTTCCGTTATATCTTTTATTTTTTGTAATTTATCTAATATAAATTGTTTTACTTCAGTCCTATCAATACCATTACCTGACCAATTTTGGATAGTGCCATCTTCCATAGCATATGATTCGTTTATCATATCATCTAAAAATTGATCTAATCCAGATTCTATATTAGTAGCTGTATATCGAGCGTTATTTAAAATCATATTACGCTCATATTCTTCATATTCGCCTTTCATTTTTAAATCACTTTCCATATCAGTAACACAATGTAAACACATTTGATGAATACCATACATTTTAATGTCTAAACGATGATTCATAGATTTAGAACATTTAGGACAAAGTAAAGGTGTAGCCGCAGATTCTACTTTTCTAACATTACGTTTAATACCGTTTTTAAGAGTCCATGTACGTCCGTTTTCTTCCCACACATCTCCTTCTTCATGTAGTTCTTCTATTTTAGTATAACCAACAGACGTTACTGTTTTATCGCCTGTTTTTTTAGTTATTATATTTCGCATACGCTGTAAATCGCGTTCGCTAAATTGTTTTTTTAATTGTGTTTCTTTCATAACTGGGGTTTGTTGTATATTGCGATTATATTTTCACCCTCACTAGTTTTTGCTTCAAATGAGTATTTAGAGGGTAAGGAATTTTTCATATATGCTGAGACTAGATTAAATCTTCGTTTATCTATTGGCACAATATAAATCATGTAAAAATTGGGATTACGTTTCATAAAGTCTAATGTAATTTTCATTACAGTAGCATTAATTTGTAATGGTTTTCCTTCTTGGGTATCCTCATACTGGGCGCCTAAAGGTTTATTTGTAGTAAGATATACTCTCTCGTATGTGCTTTCACCATCAGGAATAAATTTTACTTTATATTCGTTTAATTTAATTTTTTTTTCTTCGTCTTTATATGTACTAAAAGTATATTCATTATTTTTACCCCCAATGTATGTAATTCTATCATCAGGTAACGCCTTACTTAAATCATCTCCTAATTCAGTAATTAAATGCTCAAATAAACTAGGTTTTTCTTGAGCAAAATTACGCATAATAATAGCTGCTCTAGAATTTGCTTCATTTTCAATATCACTACCCGTTTTACCGTCACCGGGATTTAAACGCCCAGTAACATCTTGTTTGTAATGAACTAATTCATGAGCTAGTGTTCTAAATATATCAGCAGGGTGTCGTTTGGCTATTACTATTTCAATAGATTGATCTCCAGTAGAATAACCGCCCCAAGATTTTCTTGAGACGGCATCTTCTGATTTGTTTGATAATTTTATATTAGGTAAAGAATCTAATTTAAGTTCTTTCATAACATGTCTCATGAACTCTTTAACTAATTCTTTATTTAATGAAGATTTATTTTCCATTTAGTGTGTAGTAATTGCTACATATAAATATCTACGGAACTATTCTATCTTACAAGTCGTTGGTAATGTTTCAGTTACCGGCTTTGCGTCAGGATTTTCTAATTTGTAAATATCATATATCTTAAGAAACATTTCAAAATTTCTATCAATTTCATCTACTTCTTTTAATTGCCACCCCTTCCCTTGAACTTTTTTACCGCTTTTATCTTCACCACGAGTAGCTGCTTTTAACCATAAAATACCTGTTCGTTCAATTTTCTCATCGTGAGTTTCGTTCCACGCTTTAGCGTATGATGCTAATTGTAAGTCCATAGACGTATGTAATGAATTAGATGTTTTATTATCTAATAACCATAGTTGTCCGTTCAAACGACAAACAATATCTGTTGTACCTGCGTATTCATGTTCATCTGAAAATAAATGGTATTCTGTTACTACTAATTCTGGCTTGTGTATGTTCCAAAAGTTAGCGAATTTTAAAATCATTTTCCAAACATCAAGAGAATATTTAGCATTACCCCATTCATCTAACCAATTAATTTCGGCACCATTTAAAAAATCATCAATTGCGTTGTGTACTTGAGTACCTTCGGCTGCTGCTTTAGAGGCAATAATATCTGAATTGTGTCCTACGTCCTTTAACCAAGCATGAAAGAATTGGTTTTTAGGGAAATAATTAAGGATGCTGGATACAGAAGGGTAATATTTGTCATTACGTCGGTAAAAACGTTGGTCTAAAACGTTAATTTGTTTGTTATCGGCACTGTATTCTACAATACGTTTGATCTTAGGATCTTTAATAACATTGGCATTTTTGTCTATCATATTAATTCTATTTTTTTACTAATTAAGGCGGAGAATGTAAGTGGCTGGGTTTGTTCAATAATATCTAAAAAATGGGTGAAACCGATTTCATTAGCGTCTTTACCGTCTAATTCTACTAGGTAAACTTCTTTACCATATGATAATAATTTTTCACAATGTTTGATTGCATCTTTTAAAGCATCATTATCTAGGGCAATATATACTTTTTGTACTTGGGAACCAACAATCTTCTTCATTAATTCCTCTGATATGGTCTTGCCAAATAATGGTATAACGTTACGTTTAATAGTTAAAGCATCAAATATACCTTCAACCAAAATAAGTGGAACATTCCAATTTATATAATACTCCCAGCCAATAATATTTCTACCAGCGGGTGGATTTTTATATTTTTGAGGTTCATCAGAACGATAGGTTCTAGTGCTAAAATAATTTAGGGTACCATGTTCATCGTAAGAAGGAACAACAACACGATGGGCGAAATTGCCGCTAGCGCAAAACCCAATATTATACTTTAAAACATCATTCTCCGTGATACCACGTTGTTTTAAAAATTTGATTGCGTGTTTAGCTTCAATAGCAGACATTCCGTCCATTTGAGCGGCGAGCGAAAGAGAAATAAATTCCTTAGGTAACGAGAGGGCATTAATAACAATTTCTTGCTTAGTACCCGGTTTAATTAAGGAATATAGTTCTTGGATTTTATGTTGTGGTGCCTTTAATTTTTTAAACAAGGAAGACACGGTTTTACCCTTTTCATCACACGACCAACAATGCCAAGGATTTTCCTTTTTATCATTAGTGCGTACTTGTAGTTCTAATTTCGGTTTAGAGTGATGGCAAAACGGACAACTAAATGCGGCGTTGTTGCGAGCGGTAGACCGTCCCTTTCCTAATACCGATTCTATCAACGTTAATAACATTTTCTCCCTTATTCCCTCTTCTCTTATTTCCATTTTTTACTGTTTTACAAACCTGTAGGGTAAAGGTAATGGAAATTTCTGCGGGAGCCAAGCAATATTAAATAAAATCTCGACGAAAGAATTTAGCTAGTATGTTGTCATTATATGAATTAGCACCTAATAAACAATCGCTTGTGCATTGGTAGTGTACTTCAAAGTAAGTAAGTTGTTTTTTGGTTTTACATAAACGTAAAATAAGGCATTCAAAATGTTCTGATCCTAATTCTTTAACGTCTTGGATTAGTTCTTTATTTGAACCCCAATAATCTTTCCAATTACTTTCTTTAATAACTAATTTAGTTGAGGGTTTTTTACCACGAGCTGTGGGTAGTGCGGCTAATTCTTTCTTACCTAATTTAACATTAGTATTATGGAAGAATGATTTCTTTCCAATATAGAATTTTCCATTTGTCAGGTTTGTAATTTTATAAACAAAGCCTGTGTAGTCTTCGGGGTTATAAGTATCCCCGCATATCCATTTATTCATAACAATTTATTTTATTTTATATATCAAAGGACACATATTTTTTAGTGTCTGGGTTGTATTTGTAGAATTTAAAATTTTTAATATCTCTAAATTCAGGTTTTAATATTCCTATATTAGCACTTTTTTTAAATGAAATTCTATTAGTTCTGTTTCCATTAGGTATTAATGGGTAATCTACGGTTTTCCAATTATTAGATTCAAAATCATCACCAGGAAAAGATTTAGTTGCTTTAAATGTTATAAGATAGGGTGTACCTTCGGTTCCAATATACAATTTTCCTCTATAAAAATTAGGAGAATTTTGATTTTGCTTATTAGCAGACAACCCAGAATTGATTTCATATGAAAAGTCACTAGCATCTTCATTAATACCCCAAAATGCTTTAGCTTTTCTAATTGCTTCAATAGTTTCAGGTCGATTAGTTACATGAGTCCAAGTGTTAGAATCATCACGGTAAACTTCTCCTGCTATTTCGTTTAATAAATCTACTAGTTTAATCATCTTATTTATCGTATCTAATTACAAACGTCATGTCTGTGTTTTGTGATAGTGGTAATGGTTGCCCTAATTTAGCTACTGCTAATAAGGTATTTTCTTCATTATATAAACCTATAGTTGTAACATAAGGTTCAAAATATGATGCTGTTGCAAAATCTTTTACTTCTGGTAGTGGTGTATTTAATGATTGAGACATAAAATTACTACCTGATTGTAAATTATTCTTTAATAATGTTGGATTGTACGAAAGATTAAATTCATTCTCCTTAACATGACAAATCACATTTTGTTGATAAATAGTTACTTCGTTTTGGAAGGATATATTAAAACTTGGTGGCGGTGAAAATGACATATATTATAAGATTAAATTCCTAAACATCCAAGATATGTAATATTTGTTATATATCCATTATCATCGATTTGACAAGCAGAAGGTAGACTTAAAAACCATGCTCCCATTGCATACCATTGATCCCCCCCAACAAGTGGATTATAATTTCCAAAACCATCTAATCGATAAATTCTAGCCCCTACAACAATACCAGGAGGATTTACAGTATAAATCCAACCTCCATTAAA